ATGGCAAAGATTCTCATCGCCCGGGGACAGGCGACCATCTATGTCCAGAAGGACGGGTATACCATAACCCAGTCTTTGGGTGAATACGTGTTCCCCGCGGATGACACGGGGAAGATTCTCTCGTCCGTCACTCTCACCTCGACCGTACGGGTGATGTGCGGGGACGAGGAACTCACGGCCTTTACCATCGGTGCGGTGGGTAAGCCGGCGGGATTCTCATCCGTTACCGTCAATAACGGCACGAAGACCTTAACCTACGTTATCACCGCCGGTACGACGACCCTCGCCGACCACGGAACAATAGATATTCCCGTGACAATTTCCGGTATTGTCTATCATCTGTCGTTCGTCTGGTCGAAAGCCAAGGCGGGTATCCCGGGCAAGGACGGGGTCGATGCCGACATGCTCGACTGGGTCAAGGAGTGGAATACGGGTAAGACGCTCATCAACGGCAACACGGTCATCACCCCCAAACTCTTTGCGGGCACGAAAAACAGCGACGGCACCGTCTCCGGGATAGCCATAGGCTCGTTTACACTCAATACGAAGACCTCCTCGGGAACGATCGCCGCAGAGGCGGTAAACGGCATCTATGGATTTAGGGATGGCTACAAAACCTTCTATGTAGATAACGGCGGTAACGCCCAGTTGGGTTATGGCGACCAGTATGTCAGGTATAACGCCACGACAGGCAAGGTCGAGTTCGGCAGCGGAGTGAGTCTGAACTGGGTCGGTGCGACCTACATCGACAAGGACGGCGTCTTTACCGGAACACTCTCGGCCGATACGATTAAGACGATTTCCATCAGTGCTTCCCAGATCACATCGGGGATTATCGCTGCGGCACGCATCGACACGGCGGCGTTGAAAGCCTCCTTGATTACCGCCGGAAACATCGAAGCTCTGACCTTGAACGTTACAAAAGGGAAAATCGGCGGCTGGACGGTGGATGCCGACTCCCTTTACCGGGGTACGAAGAACAACACTGTGGGGAGCTGCACCTCTGCCGCAGGTAGCATTACGCTCGGCTCGAACGGTATCCGGGGCTATAAATGGCGGCTGGATGCCTCGGGAGCCGGAGCGGTCGCGGGCGGCAACATCGCGTGGGACGCTTCGGGCAACGTCACGTTCGCCTCGACGGTCAGTGCCTTGTGGACGGCACCTATCGGCTCCCTCACCACGGCTTTGGGCGGCAGCGGCTATCCCAAGCTGACGAAGATCACGGCCGACGGAATCTATACCGGCAGTATCACCGCCTCGCAGATTACCGCAGGAACCATCTCCGCCGACCGCATAGCGGCAGGCAGTATAGCGGCCTCGAAGCTCGATGCCGCCAGCATCAGGTCCTCCATCATCAACACGGACTATATCAACGGCCTGAGCTGTACCTTCACCAAAGGAAAAATCGGCGGCTGGATGATCGGGGCTTCGGCCCTCACTGCCACGCATATCTCGATAGACAGCGGCAACAGACGCATCGCGGTGTACGGGGCCAATTCGGGTGTCGCTAGCGGGCAGCGGGTGCAGCTCTACTACAACAGCGACACGGACTTCGGGCTCTATACCACGGACAGTGCAGGGTACTGCGTGGCACAGCTGGGTTCGAGCAACAGCATAGCCGGCTGGACGATCGACACGACTTCCATTCGCAAGGGCAACGTGTCGCTGGGCAGCGACGGCTCGATCATCAACTCCACGAAATGGAAACTGAACAACGACGGTTCGGGGCAGATCGCCTCGGGCAACATTGCATGGGACACTGCCGGGAACGTTACGTTCGGGGCTTCCGTATCGCTGCAATGGAAGAACGACATCGAAGCGGCCAAGGTTACGAACTTCGGCTATCGATATTACAAGAAACTCATCATCAACGGCGACGAAGCGACCTATTATCCAGTCGTTTTCAAAGGTGGCGACCAGAACATCAAACGTACCATTCTCGTCCGTCGGGGATATGCCGAGCAGGCTCCGGTCTCGTGGAACACATCCACGCACAAAGGAGGTCTGATCGTACTTATCAAAACCAACTTCGGCGGTTGGGGTGGCATTGCCTATTCATGGGATATCTATGACCTTTCCGAGACCTACTGCCGGATGTTCGCCGGGGCGCAGCTGTGCGGCAACTACTGCATGTTCGCCGTCTTCCTGCGTGGCGGCGGCGATACGGGTGCCGTGTACCACCTCTACTCCGACCAGCCGATAGAGAGCAGCAGTTATAGTCCTTCGCCGATTCCGGCAGCTCCGCAAATCGCTTACGGCAACGACCTTATCTTCCAGAGCGGTTCCACACAAGCCTATGCCCCCGCGCCGCGCACCCTCACGGCTGCCGTCGAGGAGGAGATCCGCCGCCATCGGTTCATTGCTCTGGCGCAAAGCACGGACAGCACGCTTGCGGCGCACCCGCTGACCTATATCGGCTCGACAGGGATTTACACGGGCACCCTTACCGCGGCGCAGGTCAACGCCGTGGCGATCGATGCCGGCAGTATCAAGACGGGAACACTTTCGGCAGACCGTATCGCCGCGGGCAGCATCAGCGCCTCGAAACTCGATGCCGTGGGTATCAAGTCGTCCATTATCAATACCGATTACATCAACGGTCTCAGCTGCACGTTCACGAAGGGCAAGATCGGCGGTTTCTCCATCGGCAGTGACAACATGACCATAGGGAACGTCGGAGCTGTGGGTGCCATCCCGTTGCAAATCCGTTCCGCCTCCACGGGCAGCGGTTACTGGTACACGGGAGCCTACAAGCCGCTGGGTATATGCCTTACGTGGTATCAGAGCAGCAATGCAGGGCATATCGTCCTCGGGCAGGTGGCGGCATCCGGCAACAGTGTCAAGACCGGATTCATAGGTCTTCAGATGATGTCATGGGACAATCTGGAATACTTCTGCCTCTCGGTGAACTATACCAAAAGCGGCAGCAAGGAGGTATACAACCGTATCGCGGGGTGGGCCTTCGACCACAACCATATCTGGAAAAACAACATCTCGCTGGGCAGCGACGGATCTATCGCCAACTCCACGAAATGGAGTCTGAACAACGACGGGTCTGGGCACATAGCCTCGGGTAATATCTCATGGAATGCCGCCGGCACGGTTACCTTTGCCGCATCCGTATCCGCCCAGTGGACTACGGGCATCACGACGGCGCAGGAACTCGCTTCGGCCATGGCGTTCGGGAAGATGCTCTACCGCGACCCGACTTTCTGGAACGGAAACAACGGTGTCGTGGTTTACAACAACTCCCAGAACGGTATGGTGACCGTTACCCGGCAGCAGGATGCCACGGCACCCAATGACAGCAAGTATGTCCTGAAAATCCAGACCAGCGGCAGTGCCAGCCCCCGCAACGGAGGCTTCTATTTCGGGGCGAAATGCGGTTACCGCAAGGTGCTCGTCGCCCGCATTATCGCCAAGATCCCCGCCGGCAGAAATCTCTGTTGGGCGACGAACAGCGTCGGCACGGGAGGTTCGCACCGGTGGCTTACGTCGAACGCCGGCACGGGCGACTGGAAAGAATACGTCTACAAGGTCGTGTGCGGCACCGCCGATTTTTCCAGCACCCATTTCTTCTACGTGGACGGCACGCAGGGGACTTCCGATACGCCTGTCATCTGGTATGTGGCCTATGCCACGGTCTTCGACCTTACCTCCACGGAGAAATACACGACCACCATCGATGCCAACGGCATTTACACGGGAACCGTACGCGCCAACCAGATTATCGTGGATTCCGCCCTGACTGTCGGAGGGAGCAGCTATAACGGCAGCATCTCCGTCAAGGATGCGAACAATAGCGTAAAGGTCACGCTGGACAGGAACGGTATCACGGCCGTGAGCGGCAAGATCGGCGGCTGGATTCTCGGAACAAGCGCCCTGACCGCTTCGGCTCCGGCCTCGGGGCACCGCATCGTTATGGGGGCTTCAGGATATATTTACCACGACAACCCTTCCACCGGAGTAAACTATTGGGCGCTGAACACGGACGGTTCCGCCACGTTCGGGTGCGGGAAAATCTCCTTTGCCAATGACGGATCGGGTTATCTGGCCAACCAGAATATCAAATGGGACGCCTCGGGAAATGTCACGATGACGGGCACCATCAACGCCAATGCCGGCACCATCGGGGGATTCGTCATCGGTCAGGGGCGCATCGGTTCGACGGCGACAGGAACCGGCTCAGGCGGCGGCCTTGCCATCTACGACGACCTGTTCCGCGTGGGGGACACCATTTCGTATGTCCTGTTCGGCAGCAACACCATACCGGCATCCGCCGGCGGATCATGTGCCACCGGACGTATTGTGAACAACAAGGTGAACAGCATCTTTAATAACAACTACGGGCTTTATATCGATGTCAAAAACGGTAACCGTAACTACGGAATATGGTCCAATGCCTCTGTTATAGCCCCTGCCTGCATCGGCAACAAGATCAAGAATGTCTATTTCACAGGCAGCGGTTACACGATCGATTTCTCGCAGTTCAACATCTTTTTCGTTTATGCCAACCAGAAGTACAGCGTGACCCTGCCGTCGGCATCGTCCGTGGCCACCATGTTCGGTTACTCGACTCTGCCGTCGGACTTCGCCTGCATATTTACCCTAATTTACAACTACAACTGGGGGAATAGCCTTGTATTCACCAATATCCGTAACCACAACGGGGATCTTGCCAGTTACACGTTAGCCAAGGGAGACTCCATTACGGTATTGTGCGCCAATTACCCCTCGTTCCATTACCAGATATTAAATCACTCTTATTAAAAACTTTTCTGCTGGGAATATCCCTACACTTAATAAAAACAGAAGCGAATTATGAACATCACCAACGTAACGGTAACCAAGGTTGCCGAAGAGAGCACGGAGAATGCCGACTACCAGTTGGAATATTCCATCGTCAATGACGCGCTGACCCGCGTCCACGCCTCCATCCGCAAGAAGGATACGGATGGCTCGGGGAACGCTCCGCAGATAGGTATCATCTACATGGAACAAGGCGTTATTTCATGCAACATTCCTATGGGAGAGCCGCTTGCACCCCTGTTTCATGATTTCGATACCATGATCGACGAAATAAAAAAGAGTAACGTACAAAATGCATAAATAATATGGAACTGTCAGTCAAAGACCGCCTTTACCTGCCGTCCTTTTTGCCGGCACGGGGCAACTTCAAGGACTTCAACCTCAAAAAAGAGATTCTGCGCAAGATCGCCATTCCGGACGAGGAGCGCAAAGCCATCGGTCTTCACGAGAATGCCGAGGACAAGCGCATCGAATGGGATGTGGAGAAGGAGAAACCGCTTGCCGTGGAGTTCTCGGGGGACGAGATGGAGTATCTCCGGAAAGCCTGCGAACGCATCTCGGACGAGGAGCTTCCGGACGATATGTGGGCTACCGTGTCGCGCATCTACGATTTCATTCAGGAGAAGTAAACCATCCTTTCTTTCTGCCGCTACTCTTTTGAAAAGAGTGCCCGGTCGTACTCTGATGTATGGTCGGGCTTTTTGTTGAAGTATCGTTCATGGCAAGACAGGACATAACAATGGACGCCGAATACGGTGAGGTGGAGACTTCCGGCAATATCGCCGGCAAGAGTTTCTACGACTTCCGCCTGCTCGATGCCGTCGCGGGTGCGGACAACGACACCTTCCGCTACGGAGAGATTACCGTCCCCGTCGGCTTCGTGTACACGTATAACGACGGCAAAGGGTTCCATGTCAGGATTCCCTATACGCCCGACATGCGCCGCCTGACGGTCCGTCTGGTTATGGAAAGCGGTTCGGGCGGCACGGAGTACCTGAGAAATCCTGCGACGGGCAAACATTGGTTTCCCGTCGTGGCGGAGACGGAAGCCGGCACGGCCGATATCGCCCTGGCCGCATTTTTCTCCCTCAATGAGAAGGGAGTCTACAACCTGCTGTCACGGGACGGTTACCTTGCCGTGTACAGCGGCTCAGAGACCGACTTCGAAATAGGAGCCGCCAAAGCCCAGAACGAGACGTTTCTGCTGAAAGCTTCAGCCGGAAATCTCTACCAACATTCTACGACAGGTGTCGGCCTCGTCGACTACCTGCATTCGAGTCTGGAAAACAACGGTCTTGCCGCCAAACTGCAGTCGGAATTCCTGTCGGACAAGGTCGTCATCAAGAATGCCTATATGGATTCTGCCACGGGAGAGCTGCTTTTAGAAACCGAGGAAAAGGAGGAGAACGATGGGTAAGTACAGGGTCGTAGCCGGACAGAATATCTACGATGTGGCCCTGTACCTGTACGGCAGCATCGAGGGAGTCGTGGATTTGCTCATCAACAACCCCGATCTCTCCTTCGCCACGACATTGACTGCCGGCCGGGAACTTGTCTACACGGACGATTTCGTTATCCGCGCCGATGTAGTCGCCTATAACGGGTTGCACGGCATCGTCCCCGCTAACGGTGAACGGCATGTCTATCCCAAAACGTTCACCTTGCCGCTTGCTGTCGTCCTCACGCTCGCTGCCGGGATCATCACCGTGCAGTGTGCCGTTTCCGGTGCGGGACAGCTGGAAATCGACTGGGGCGACAACAGCGACACCGAGACCGTCCTCCTCGCGGACACGCCGCAGCTGCTCACCCATACCTTCGACAACAAAGTCAGGGACAGGCGTCGTATCCGTTGGTTTACCGATGCCTGCTTCCGGAGTATCGACTGGAGCGGGCTCAAACCGCGGTCGTTGGTACTGGTGCAGACACTGCCGGTGGAGGAGCTGACGCTCACGCACGCCACACTCTCCTTGGAGAGCCTGCGGCTGCTTTCCGGAACCTACAGCCTGAACCTGTCGAATTGCGCGTTGGCCGATCTTGCACCGCTTGCCGAATGCCGGGAACTGATGACACTCGACCTCTCCGCCGCCCGACTGAAACCGACAGTCATAGATCATTACCTGACAACCCTTGTGGAACATTACGGCGACCGACGGAATTGCACGGTCATTTTACCTACAGCCCCGACGGGAACCTATCGGGAGCCGGACCGGGATACCGAAACGGGGCGCTACCGTATCGCCTCGGGCATGGAAGCCGTATGGGTCATCCTGCACGAGGAGGCCTGGAATGAGGGTGGCGCGTGGAAATTCATTATCGACGATATAACCTATACAGTGGAATGAGCCGGACGATTAAGGAGATATACAATGAAGCCGTGCAGGAACGCAACCGGCGGCTGGAACTGACGGAGTTCGCCAGCGACTCGAAGCTGTCTGTCATGAACGGTATCCTATGGACCGTAGCCGCTGTCATCTACAGTTTCGAGACGCTGCTTGATGTCTTCGCGGTGGATATCTCGGAAGCCATCAACAACCGGATCAACGGCACGCCGGACTACTACGCCAATGCGCTGCTGCAATACCAGCAGGGCGACGAGCTGACCGTCCGCGAGGACGGACTGGCTTTCGGGTATGCCCAGGTCGATGAGACCAAACGCATCATTACGCAGGTCTCCTATGTGGAGAGCACGGACGACAGCAACCTCGACAGCAAGCTGGTACTGAAAATCGCTACCGGCACGAAAGGACATCTGGAAGCTATTCCCGCCGAGGAGCTGGTGCCCATCAATGCCTATATCGGCAAGCTGAAATTCGCCGGCACACGCATCGAGGTCATCTCGACCAAAGGCGACGTGCTGGTGCCGCGTCTTACGGTCTTCTACGATGGTGCCGTTCCCGAGGCGGAGATGTACGACAGCATCGAGACCCGTATCCGGGACTACATTATGGGCATCGACTTCGACGCTGCGGTCTATGTCTCCCGCCTGACGGATGCCATACGCCGTGCCGAACACGTTACAGACGTCTATATCGACGAGACGGCAATCCCCGAGCAGGGCGTGTTTATTGCCTGCCACGATACGGACGGGCAAATCCAGCCCCTGCAACGTGTCGGCCGCATGACATACACCGCCTCGGGCTACCTGAAAGAGTCCTCGCGCAAGGACGAGGAGTCGGAACTGCCGACCTTCCGGGAAGCCATCACGCTCAAAGTCGAAAACCATGAGATATAAGCTGCCCATAGACCGTTCGGTGAACCGGCTCGTGCCGCACTACCTGTCGGGACGGCGGTTCATCCTCTTCGTGCAGAGCTGCCTCTATCCCTTGCAAAGCCTGAACGAACGGTTCCGTACGTTTGCACGGGAACGGCATATCGAGGCGCGCATGACCTCGCAGGTCATCTACTTCGAGTGGTATTTGAACTACAAATTCGGAAAGTACCTCAAAGACGACAGAGACCGTATCTTCATCCGGGAGAGCGAAAGCATCGGCGTGGATCTTTACCACGAGTATGCCCAGTACCAGCGGCCCTGTACCGTATGGTATAACGGTGAGGAGATCACGGCCACGGACGAGGCGGAACTTCCGCGTCCGTTTTACCGGCTCGCCGAAGAGAAACCAATCAACAAGGTCAGTTTCATGGTCTGCGTGCCGCCGGTCGCGATACCCGCGAGGGAGTTCGTCTACATGCTGTCGTACGTGGTGAACCGTTATAAGATTGCAGGCAAGACCTATCTGATAAAAATCGATAGTGAAGAATATGAACCCAATCACAATGCATAGAATAAGATGAAAGAATATGTAGCCGAAACCGGCGGACGTTATACCTATTCGGACGACATCCTGAACTTGCAGGAGCTTACCCTGAGCCTGAGTGCCATCTTCGACGGCTGCTCGGACTTCATCATCTCCGGCTGCGAGACGCATGGGGCAAGGATCTCATCCGGCTACGTCTGGTTAGGCGGCAAAGTGCGCCGCTTCGAAGGGGTTGCGGATGCCGTCTATCCTTATTACATATATGAAGTCAACAGCCACGAATCGGTAGTCTATGCTAATGAAGTGAACAAGCGGGGTCGCACCTGTTACCTCTGTACGGGAGGCAGGAGCATTCCCGATACGACGGATGCCGTCACGGGGAGGATTCCCGCCTTTGTAGAGATTACGGAGGAGTATGCCCCGCGCTTCATCGACAAGTTCTTCGGGCGCTATGCCGTGCTGCTCGACACGCCGTTCGCGCGTCAGACCGTGAAGAAGGACCTTGTGCTGGCCGGGACCTTCACCGGACAAAAGGAGATATGCTCCAAGACGGCGGTATCCGTTGCCGGGGAGAACGGCTATATGCTCAAAGGCATTGTCAGGGCGGACGGTAACGCCTCGCTCGGAGCCTACCTCAGCGGGTTGCTCGTGAATGAGATCGTCATTCACACGGACGGTACCTTCCGCTTTATGAAGCAGGGCAAGGAGCTGGCACGCATCACGGAGAACGGCATTTCATACGGGACATCACTCAGCGACACGGCACGTATCGGAGCCTTGCGGATTCAGGGAAACGACCTTTTCAATACGTCGGATGCCACCGACGACGGTTGTGTGCGTATCAACTTCTACGGACTGAACGGCAGCACGACCAAGTACCGGGACTTCGCCGTTTACGACGGCAAGGCGTGCGGTGTCCCTATTTTGAAAGTTATTGGCAAAAGTGCTGCGGTGGAAGTCGGCGGGTTGCTCTCGGTGCGCAGTGCCGGTCGCGGCATCGATCTGTGCAATACCGCTTACACAAAAGAAGACCCGAAGCTGACCAATCTCCTCTCGTGGCGGGACAGCGCGGGTGCAGCCATCGCTGCCACCGGCTTCGATATGACCGACGGCTTCCGCTTTGTCGTGCGCAACACGCTCGGAGACATTGTCCTCTTACCGTCGGGAAGCGTCGATGTCGTCGGGACATTGAAGGTCAACGGCAAATCCATTGCTGAAACCTATGTCAATGCCGTGACCTATGCCGAGGGAATGAAAGGCAAGGTGGACAAGGTCGCGGGCAAGCAACTCTCCACGGAAGACTTCACCTCCGAGTACAAAAAGAAACTCGATGCCATAACGACGGGTTCGCTCACGGAGGGCGGCACGGGCTATGTCACCTCGGCGGCCGTCGCCGAAGCCTTGAAGATGAAACTCTCGGCTGACGGGAACCTGATCGATGTGATGGACAAGGCGGCAGCCCGCCAGAATCTTGATATCTATTCCAAATCGGAAGCCGGGGAGGTCTTTCTGAAAATCACAGAGGGATTGCAGGAACTGGTGCGACTCTCACCCGACGAGGTAAACAGCCTCACGGCAGAGCAGGTAATGGCATTGAAAGCCGAGAAGCAGGCTGCCGTCCGGGAGACGCTCGACGCGGAAAAATATGGCACGGGAGAACTGAAACTCGCCAAAGCCTCCAACCTCTCTGATGTGCAGGACAAAGGTAAGGCCCGCAAGAACCTCGGGGTTTACTCCATAACGGAAATAGATGATCTGCTTGCCGGCAAGCTCTCGACAGAATCCGCCTATCAAGGCGTCACTTTCACTGCGGAACTTCGGGACAAGCTCCTGAATATCCGAACAGGCTCTTTCGCATATATGGACGATGACGGCAAATCGCATGCGCAGGCCGAGGGATACGTCATGACCTCGGAGGTTGCCAAACAGCTCAAACTGAAAGCCGAGCGTCTGATGACCGGTTACAACTCTTCGGAGCAGGATACCGTCGCCGCGAACCTGAACCTCTATACGAAGAGCGTGGCGGACGGACGCTTCGCCAAGGTCGAAAGCCTCTTCCAGGACTACATTACCTACCTCGTGTCGCAAGGCAAGACAACGGCGCAAGCTCAGCAACTGTTGCGCGAAAAACTGAACCTGCTCTCCAAAGACGAGGTGGTGCGCGACTATCTGCGTAAAGATGCCAAGCTGGCGGATCTCGTATTGAGCAGCACCGAGGCGCAGCGTCAGGTGTGCCGCACGCTCGGGGCCGCCTTCGCCACGGACTACCAGCCCGTACTCACGGATACCGGCTGGCTGCAGATGGAAAACAGCGGCTCGGGAACCGACTCCCGGGGGCTCTTTGTCCGTCAGATCGGCAACATCGTCTCCATTCAAGGATATGTCAATACGGCATTCCGGGACGGGGGCAACTGGGGCGGCGTCGTGGCGGTCCTTCCCAACAAGGTCCAACCGCCCAAATACAGCGTGCGCTGCGCGGCTGCCAACTGGAACGACGACCATAAGTATAACAGGGGTACGACGTTCACGATATACGGCGGCAGCCGCAAGATTCAACTTTACGAGAGCGGCATGTACAACGTGAATGTGGAACTCAATTTTACCTATTTTGTATGATGAAAAAGAGAATCAACGTAAGCGGCGACATCGCGAGTCGCCGGAAGATTGCGGAGAGACGTATTCCCGCAGCAGTGCAACCCGTAATCCTTCCCGAGCAAGATGAAAGACAGGAAAAGGAATCCGGGACGGCCGAAGACGGCAAAGCCGACGTCGCCCCGAAAGCGCGAAGACGGAAGACCGAAGGGAACCCTTAAACGGTTCCCGTTCGATGAGACGCGTCTGGGCTTCATGCTCCGTTACGAGATGCCGGTGGTCTACTACCTCCTGCGGCGGCTCTGCTCCGGGCAGCAGCCGTTCGAACCGGACTGGCGGGTGGTCGACGCCGTGGCGCGAGCCTCGAAAGACCCCTCGTACCGCAAGCCCAAGTTCCGCCGCTATCTGGAGGAATATAGCAGGGACGGGCTCTGCTGCCGTCGGGGAAAGCGGCTCACACCCGAACGAAAGACCTACTACGAAAGTATCCGCCGCCGTAAGACGGAAGCCTTCATCCGGCAGAACCGGGTACAGCTCGAAAAGCGCAACAAGGAGCGCCTGGACGGCGGAATACTGCTGCAAGAGATGAAAGCCGTTATTAAAAAGAAATTGTAACGCATTGACAATAAATAATCTGCAAAACATCTAATTACATCTATGGCTCTTAGAGATTGTTTGTCTATTTTTGTATCCGGTCGTTCCAAGACCCTCGTATATTGTCAAATGAGTATCCCGCCCAAGGGATACGGTCAGCGAGACTCATCTCCCAATCTTGTCAACTGAAACGGACGGTGCAACCGAACCCGTCCGCCCTGCATCCAGTTTCGGATGATACGGCATGTCCGTGTCGTCCCCTTCGGGCATTTTTAATCCATAAACTATCAAGTTACGATGCAAGAAGATTTGGAAAAGACGGGCGGCATGGAAGGCAGGTCTGTCGAAGAGATGTTCCTCGGGATTCAGGAGTCCTACGAGGCGGCACAGCAACGTGCGCAGGAGGAGAACCGGGCGTTCGCCCGCACGGAGTTTTTCAGGATGGACAAGCTGGGTGTGTACAGGCTGCGGGTATTGCCCCTGGCACCCAACGCGGACGGTACGGCCTCACGTCCGGGCTACGAGTTCCCCGTGCACCAGCTGCTGTTGGAATTGGAGAAGCCCACGACGGGAAACAAAGCCCAGAAAATGTATGTCACGGTCACCCGTGCCACGGATGCCGGCTATTCGGTGGACCCCATCGAGACCTACCGCCGTCTGGCTGTGGCACAGGCCAAGGAGCAGGGCGACGACAAGCTGGCGGAGAAGATCGACGGCGGCTCGTTCGGCGGCGGGCTGAAATACAGCTACGGGCATTGCCTCTATATCTTCGACCTGAACGAGCGCGGCAAGGGCATCCAGATGATGACCCTCTCACATGCGCAGTTCAAGGACCTGGACGAACGCAAGTTCAAGCTGTGGCAGAAGAAACTGCAGAAGAACCCGGCATACCCGTGTCCGATCTCCTCGGTGCGCGACGCCTACCCGGTGGAGATCGAGAAGCGCAAGAACGGCTCGAAGACCGAGTATGTCATCTCCATCGACAACGAGTCGGACCCCGTATCACTCACCCGTGAGGAGCTGACGGCATTGATGGGTGCCCCTCGTATTCCCGACATCATCTACCGTTACACCCGTTACCATCTGGGGGCTACCGTCGAGTTTCTCAAACAGTGCGACGCACTTTACGGCATGTCGCTCATGGAGACGGACGACATGAAGGCGGTCATCGACACGCTCGAGGGGGAACTGCCCAAGGAGGATACCTCGGCATTCTCGTTCGACCGCCGCACGAAAGACAGCCGGGAGAACGGACAGAACGGCAGCGGACGCATCTCCTACGACGACCTGAGCGACCGTTACGAGGAACTGCGCAGCCAGTCGCTCTCGGACCGCACCGAGGAGGGACAGGAGCTGCGCTCGCTGATCCGCGCCTTCATCGAGCAGGAGGGTCTTTCCGTCCACGTCACGCGTTCGACGTCCAACGGCGAACTGCTGGACATGATTTATGACGAGATCATGGGTCCGGAACCGGATAACAAGGGCGAAGAGACGTCCGAAGGGGACGATACGCCGCAGGAAGACGAACCGCAACCGGAGGAGCGCACGGAGCGTCCCCGACGTCGCAGATAACCTTTCATAAGCAAACCAGAGCAAGTAATCCGACGGGAGGCATCGCACCTCCCGTCATTATCCCGATATGCTTATGAAAGAGAGTTATCCCTGCCTGCTTTTATTGAACGATATCCATGTGTCGAAAGACAATATCCCCGCATTTACGGCCAACTGGCAGGAGGCCCTCGACATCTGCCGGGAGATGGATATCCGGGAGATCGCCCTCGGCGGCGACCTCTTCTTCTCGCGTGCCGCCCAGACCCTCGACGTACTGCTGGCCGTGCACGACGCCCTGCTTACCGCCGCCGAGCACGGCATACATGTCACCCTTGCCGAAGGCAACCACGACAAAGTCAATCAGGAGTCCGTAAGGGGCTATTGCCACATCTTCGACCGGCATCCCAACGTGCTGGTGTGCGACGATTATGTATCCTTACCTATGGGTGATGACTGCCGGTTCGTGCTGCATTTGATGGGCTACTTCCCGGAAGACGGTTCGTTCTGCACACGCCTCGAACGTCTCAAAGAAGAAGCCCTCGATCCGAAGCGGCTCAACTTCCTCTATATCCATGAGGGAATCAACGGGGCACTGTCCCAGCCCTCCGAAAAGGAACTGCCTGCCCGTATCTTCGAGGCTTTCGACAAGGTATTCGTCGGACACTACCACAACCGGTGCATCATCCCGAAAACCCGAATCGAGTACATCGGGTCGAGCCGTCAGCACAACTTCGGCGAAGACGAGGAGAAGGGCTACACGGTCATCTACACCGACGGCACGCACGAGTTCATCAAAAACAAGGTGAACACGCGCTACAAGGTGCTGGACGTGTCGGCCGAGCGGACGGGTCTGCACCTCATGGACGCACTCAGGGAGATCGATGCCGACGGCCGTTATAAGGTCAAGGTGCGGGTCCATGCCCCGCAGGCGGCCATGAAGTCCGTGAATAAGGCTGCGCTCTTGGAAGCCGGTGCCGCAAAAGTAGAGCTTATCGCCGATGATGAAGAGATGCTCGAAGCCTCGTCCTCGTCGCTCTTCGAGAAATTCGACAGCCGTCGCATCCGCGAGACCTACGAGGAGTTCTGCCGCGAAAAGCAGATCGAGGATGTCGCCGTCGGACTGGAATACTTATCTAAAATCGAGAACAGACCATGTGGAAACTGAAAACCATAGAGGCGGAAAACCTGTGTGCTTTCCGCCGCCTGTCGTACTCCTTGCAGCAAGGCGTTACGACGTTGATATTCGGCGACAACCGTGACAACGACTCGCAGCAGTCGAACGGTGCCGGGAAATCCGCCCTTTTGGAGTGCATCGCCATCGGTATCACGGGCAGTCCGCTGCGCAAGATACGCTCCGAGGAGATTATCAACGATGCTGCCGAGGAGTGCCGTATCAACCTGCATCTGACAAACGATGCTTCCAATGAGGAACTCATCGTTGCACGCTGCATTCCCCGCAAAGGGACATCGACGGTTGCCTGCACGCTCCGGCGAGGCGGCATGAAAGTGGAGACGGACGAGGCCGTGCAGCCTTCGGTCGATGCCTATAACCGTTACATCCTCGACAAATTGGGTATCACACGCGACGAGTTGCTGAACAACTTTATCCTCTCGAAATACCGTTACGAGGACTTTCTGTCCTCCTCGGACAAGGAGAAAAAGGAAATTATCAACCGCTTCTCGAACGGCATTCTCGTGGACGAAGCCATCGCCCGTGTCGAGGAGGACATCGAGCCGCTCGGCAGCGAGCAGCAGCGGATAAACCTCGAACTGGCCGGCATCGACGGCCGTATCGAGATGTTGCAGGAACAGATCGACCGCGAGACGGTGGCGGGCGAAGAGCGCGGGCGTACCCGTGCGACCCGCATTGCGGAGCTCGAAGCGTCCATCGCCGCCAAGCGGGAACAGATACGTGTCCGGAAAGCGTCGGCGGACGAAACCGACGGGATGATGGAGAAAGTCCGGCAGGCGGACGAAGCGTTGCAGGAGCTGGAATCTTCGGACACCTCGTTGGAAGAGTGCCTGAACGCCATCGAAGCGTTTATGCCGCTCTTCCCGAACGCACGGCGCACGGACTGGAACCGTACCCTCCGGCTCAAAAAGGAGGATATGGAAATCGCCCGTGCCTCTCTTGTCAACCTCGATGCTGCGGTCAAGCACGCCGAAGGGACGCTGGCACAGAAGCAGGCGGCGTGGGAACAGTTCAAAAAGGATTACGCCGATTTCTGTTCGCAGTACGAAGAACAGACGGCAGGCTATCAGTCGCGGTTACTGGAAATAGACAAACAGTTGCGCGACCTTGCCGGTCGTTTGGACGAGCTGCGTCGCAAGCGCCGTACCGTCTCGGCCGGTATCGATGAACTGTCCAACAAACTGGCCGGTTCGATTACCTGTCCTGCCTGCGGGCACGAGTTTTTGGTAACTCATCCCGGATTCGACATCAAGGCGGGCACAAAAGAGCTACGTCTTCGCCAGCAACAACTCGGAGAGTTGAACGGTCGCATAGAGACCGGAGAGAAACAATCCGAAGAGGTAGAGATGCAGCAGAACCGTATCCGTACCGAACGCCGCAACATGGAGAACGAGCACCGGAATTGGGAACAAAAGCTGTCGGAACACGAGCGTGCCGTGCACAGTGCCACGAGCAGCGTCGAAGACGCGGAGCATAACCGCAAACGCACCCAAGCAGGGATTGCCGCCATGCAGGAGGAGATCGACGGCATCCGCCGCAAGGTATTCGACGAAGTGTTCGGCTTCATAGACGAGCGGAGTGCCGCACTCGGTCGGGAGAAACGCAAGGCCGAGGAGGACATCCGTTCGGCGGAGTGTGCCGTAGACACCCTGAAAGAGACTATCCGCGAGGTAAACGAAGCTGCCGCAACCGACCTGACCCAGTCGCTCCGCGCCACGCTGAAACAGGAAAAGCAACGCTCGATGGAGACTGCCAGACGCAAGTTCGACGTGGACGACAAAGTGCGGGCATTGGAAATACAGCGGGAGCGTTTCATGCAGTTCAAGACCTACTTGGCCAACACGAAAATCGAGGCCCTCAGCCGCATCACCAACGAGTTCCTCGTCGGTATCGGCAGCGACATCCGCATCCGTTTCGATGGTTATACGGTGCTCAAAAGCGGCAAGGTGCGCGAGAAAATCTCCATCTCGCTGTTGCGTGACGGCGTGGATTGCGGCTCGTTCGGCAAGTTCTCGGCAGGCGAAGCCGCCCGTGTGAATCTGGCGACAATCCTTGCCATGCAGAAACTCGTCAACGCCAACTGCGACGATGAAAAAGGGCTGGACCTGCTCGTTCTCGACGAGATACTGGAAGCGGTGGATGAAGCGGGACTGGCATCCATGTTCGAGGCGTTGAACGCCCTCGGCGGGACCGTACTGGTGGTATCGCACGGGAACGTCGCGGAGGGTTATCCCCATAAACTGGTAATCGTCAAGGAAAATGGAGAATCTCGAATTGGGGAATAGCCTCCTGACAAGGGAGCAGGTGCTGGCGTTGGACATCGCCACGCACACCGGCTACTTCTCGCTGCACGAGGCCGGCGTATGGAATTTCACGGAGTCGAAACGCCGCAACGGCAACAAGATGCACGGCACGTTCCGCACGATGCTCCTCGCTTATATGCGCCGTTACGGTATCCGGCAGGTCGCGGCCGAGGACGTGTCGATGAACCGCCACTTCTACGACATGCGCCGTTTGGCGGAACTGCGGGGAATTTTACTCGAAGTCTGCGACGAGCTGGACCTTCCCGAACCGGAGTTCGTCAATCCCGCCACACTCAAAAAATGGGCGACGGGAGACGGACACGCCACCAAGGCGCAGATGATCGCTGCATGCAAGAGCAAATACGGCATCGTGCCGGTGGACGACAACGCCGCCGATGCCTGCCACCTGTTCTATTACTACATACGCAGACACAGATTGTAAGATGACAAGTTTTTGAGATTCGGGCGGCGGTGAGGCTGCCGCCCGCCCTTTAATTGACGCTCACCGAAGCTGACAGATTGGGACAAGAGATTAGCTATCAACTTCTTTTCAGTCAGTGAAAGTGTGGAAAAGAAAGATGTATTTACAGCGAATCCATCCGCAGGGGATGAATCCGCAAGACGGAGGGCAGCACTTCTACGGAAGTATGTCATGCCCCATAAAAATCTGATATACAGCATTTGCATCAAATATACCTTCAATCAGGAGGATATTGAGGACAACTACATAGAGGCCCTTGCGAATTTCTTCAAGTACATGGACTCGTACGACCCGGCACGTCCCGTGAAAACGTGGATCTATGCCGTCACGAAGCGTCTTGTCGCCGACCTGAACACCCGGAACCGCAGCCGGACACCGGCGGATGACAATGCGCAGATCGGGGAGCTGCGCTCGACACTGCTCGCCGAGGACGAGCCGACGGAGAACTGCATGGGCATGGACAACTACCGGGAGTTCTACAATGACGATATCCTTTGGGCATTGGACCGGCTCAAACCGATTTACAGGGAAGCGTTCCTGCTGCAACAGGCAGGATACAAGATAGGCGAAATCATGGAGATTACCTATCGGAACGGGACGCTCCAGACCCGGAATATCGAGACGGTCAAGAGCCGTCTGTTTCTGGCGAAGTCACAGCTGCGCAACCTTTTGACCCGCAATGGAGAGAGACGAGTGGAGAAATAACAGCCGGAGGCTCTTCACCCGCCTCGTGTGTATGACGCTGTGGAAGGATTTCATCTTCCCTGCGGGCGGCCGCGCGGGAAGGGTGCTGGATGCCTGCTTCGACACGCTGGCTCCCGTCAGTGCGGAACGTCTGGCGGACTTCTGCATCTGTCAGGTATTCGCCATCTCCGGTTTCACCGCGGACTACCGTTTCCGGTGGGATGTCACGCACTCGTTCGGGAAGCGGGCGGTGGAACGTTACCTGCACTCGGACAGACAGCGTCGCAGCCATGAAGACAGGTGGCTGAAAAGCTTCTCCCTGTCGCGTGCTGGGATCACTGCACTCGTCGAGGACCGCAGCCGGCATCCGTTCGAACGGTTCATCTATCCGGAGTATGAAGAGACGACCAAGCGGCGCCTGCTCTCGACCGAAGCAGGCTATGCCGTGTGCGGTATGTCCACTTTGCTGTGGACGCCCTTTTCTCCCTCCTGTCGGCATTGTGCCCATGCCGGACGTTGCCGGCGCAGGACAGCTGCCCTTTACCCGGAACTGTATCGTATCCGCTGCGAGGCGTGGAATAAAAGGGAAAAGGAGGCTAAGGTATGAGCACGACCAATCCATTGAGCGCGGAATTCCTCTACGAACTGTATGCCACGGCTCTCAGGCAGGAGACCCTGTGTGGCATACTCGCACGTCACATGCGTAAGGAATATCTGCCGGACCGCTCCTTCCAGCGGGTGCAGGAGAGCATCGCCGCGCATTACCGCACCTACAAGACGCCGCCGTCGTATGCCGTGCTGGCGCAGACCTTTCAGGAGGACTACGACGCCATTGAACTGATCGACACCTTCCGCGAGTATGACGAGGGACAGAGCGCCGAGGTGATGACCGACATGCTCGAAAGCTACATCAAGGGTGTGCGGTTGCAGGCGGTCTATGCCGAGGTGGGGAAACTCTACAACGAGAACCGGCAGGACAAGGCGGAGAAGGCGCTGCGGGAATATGCCGAATGGCTGGCGGGATTTACACTTAAAAGCACCTCTTTTATCGATGTCGCCCAGACCTTCTCGGAACGGTTCGAGCGGAACCGCCGCCGCGAGGAGGAAGAGGAGCGCTCGACGGCGCCCCGCGTATCGCGGTTCTACATCCCGTATCTCGATGCTCTGAATGCCGGGCGCAACCTGCGGGGACAATTAACCTGCTTCCTCGCATCGACAGGTGTCGGGAAATCCCATATCGCCAAATGGATAGGCGTCAGGGCGGACATCGACGACGGGCTGCACGTACTGCATTTCCAGTTGGAAGGCTCGGAAGAGGAAGCGCTGAATGCCTATTCCGGTGGATTGATCTCCAAAAACGCCTACTACTTCGAGCGGGGAAAGATTTCCGACACGGAGATGCGGCATCTGGAAAAGCAGGTGCTTGCATACGCGGGCAGTATCACCGTACGCAGTTACCCGCGTTTCAATGCACAGGTCTCGACACTCGACATCAAGAACGGCATATCCGAGTACCGCAAGCTCAAAGGGCACAACCCCGATATCGTCATCATCGACTCGATGGATCTGCTGACGGACGCCGCACGCCGTGCGTGGGACGCGAGCCATGAACGGGCGAAACGGATCGCCGTGGCCAATGACCTGAAAGACCTTGCATCGGACGAGAAAGTGTGGATGGTGGTGACCTACCAGTCCACCATCGAGGACCGCGAATGGCTCAACGACGAGAGGAACGTGCTCACGGAGTACAACTGTTCCGAGGCCAAAGGATTGTCGCGCCCCTGCACGCACCTGATCTCGCTCAACCAGTCCGCGGCCGAACGCAAAGAGAACGTCATGCGCCTGCACGTAGCCAAGAGCCGCTTCTTCAAGAAGGGTGATACCATCAAGATTGCCACGGATTATGACAACGAGGTGTTCTACGACAGTCAAAGGACGCTGAACCTGAACAGGGAATAGAGCGCTTGAAAAACATTACTTTTTTGCGGTATTCCATTCATGATTCAACCTATTCTTTGTATTTTTGTGTGTGATTTGAATCAGAAATAAAAATGGAACCGTCAATATACAATTACTCACTTTGTATCGCCCTGCCGTTGATGCTGTTGAACTTCAATGGCATTTATTTCTTCGTCAGGATAAAAGCCATTTCCAGATTGGAACTACTTCGACAGTGGTTCCGTCAATCTCCAACATCCGTTCCTCATCCCTTGTTATTACCATAAGCTTTTTACAGGAAACAGCCGACGGCAGTTTCAACAAAGCCTTGATCTCCCTGTCAAAAGTCTCGGTGTCAGTAAGAGAATAACAGACCTGGATAGCCAGCTCCTCTTCCGGAATGTAGAAATCCACCTCTACGCCGTGGTTGTAAAAATAAACGGCATCTTCTCTGCCATATTTACGCAGCAGATTGACGGCAACCATGTTCTCCAACAAAGAGGTTTCCGGATCAAGAAGGAAAAGATTCAATATCCCATTGTCTGTAAAATAGTATTTGGGGTTAGTCTCCTTGTCTACCAATTTTCCGGCGATGTTGTGAACTGCGGTAACCAGCCATGCGTCTTTTGCATATTCCATGTAAGTTATCACCGTTGATTTTGAGACTTTTATACCGGTAGACGACACAATATTCGTCAACCGGGTAAATGATATCGGCTGTTTTACACTTTCGGCAATCTTCTTGAACAGCACTTTCAGGGCAAAAGTGTTTTCAACGGCATGACGGGTGGCAATGTCTCCCAAATATATCTTCTGATATACACTTGACAGATAGTCCCGCTTCGAGCTCAGTCCTGCCCCTTCCGGAAATCCTCCATGATGAAAATAGTCATCAAAAGCCCTTAGTATTTCCGAACGCTGTTGAGTCGCATATAAAGTGGTAGGAGTAAGATGAATCCCTTTTACATTGAGAAATTCCTTGAAATCATATGGGAACACATTCACTTCAATGTAACGTCCGCCGAGTGTCGAGCGAATCTCGTTACTGAGCATTCTGGCATTGCTTCCGGTTATGTAGACACGATATTTGGAGTCTGCCAACCGACGGGCGAACTTATCCCAGCCTTCAATGTTCTGGATCTCATCAAGGAACAATACAGGGCGTTTGCCGTACATCTCCATGTGTACTTCCAATAAAAGATTGAGGTCCTCGGCGGTCATTGTCCCCAACCGCTCATCCTCAAAGTTGATATATAGAATTTCATCCCAGCCTGTTCCGGAAGAAAGGAGCTGCTGGATACGCTGATACAGCAAATATGATTTACCGGCCCGTCGTATTCCGACGAATACATAGTTTCCGAACTCCTCAAATTCGAATTTACGGGGTATGACATCATGTCTTGGTATCTCGACCTGATTATCAGCCAATACCGATCTTAAAATTTCTTTATTCATAATATTGTCCTTTCGATTGGACAAAAATAGCGTTTTTTTGTCTAATCGACAAGACGGTACGCTTTATACTTTCGATAAAATGGTCCGCCATGATTTTATCGCCTTATCCGGGATTCTTTTTCCAAACATTTCAAACCGATGCTGTTGAACTTCAACGCCGTCAATAGTCGAATCCGAAATGCCAGAGCGGTATCGTATTGCCGGAGGCGAACTCGATGTCGTCTTTGACGACGAAAGCGTTCGGGACGCCCTCGATCTGTTTCTTCCCTTTCCTGCGCCCTCCGACCTCGAACGTAAAGCCGTCGATCATAAAGTCGGAGACGGAAGAGTTGATTACATCGTGACCCACCCGCATCTGGTTGAAGAAGAAGGTTTCCCGGACATTGCCGATTTCGGCTCCCTCTCCTCCGAGATTGTATATCAGGTTCGTATTGTCGAGGTATATCTTATCCACTTTCCCCAATCCGCGTATTCCGCCCGTGTCGTCGCGAAGCTGCGCGATAAGTCCCGCCTCCTCGATGTAGAGACAATAATCGGCCACGCTGTTGCGGCTCACACCCAGTGCCGCGGCAATGCTGCTGATATTGGGCTTGAAGGGTACGCTTTTGGCTATGATGGCCAGCAGCCGTTTCAACTTCCGTCCGGTGGAGACATTCATGCCCGCATATTGCGGTATATCCGATTCGAGGGCGAGGTTCACGATCTGCTGGATGTGTATGCCCTGATTTTCCGGAGAGAAGGGATAATACCCCTGTCTCAGATAATCGGGGAAGAACTGGAGCGGGTGGAACCGCGGCGGAATCTCCACCTTATGCCGCAGGACATCCTCCAGCGTATATACGGGAAACTTCATGTCGTGGAAAAGCAGCAGGTACTCCCGGAACGACAGCCCCTGCATGTGGTACATGACAGCCCGGCGGCTCAAATCCGAGACCCCCTTGTTGATGTCGAGCACCGAAGAACCGGTAAATACGACCTGCAATTCGGGATGGTAGTCGTACATGAGTTTCAACTCCTTCGACCAGTCCTTATAACGGTGAATCTCATCGATGAAAAGGTGCTTGCCTCCATGTCTGACGAAATCGTCGGCCAGATCCAACAGGCGATGGTCTGCAAAGTAGAAATCCTCGGCCGTGACGTACAGCGAGGTATCGGGCGGCAAGTTCTCCTTGATATATTGCAATACGAGTGTCGTCTTGCCCACACCGCGCGGTCCGGTCAGTCCGATCATACGGCTGTTCCAGCCGATGCGGTCGTACATATACCGATGGAAACGGGGATCCGTCTCCAACAGCAGCTTGCTGTATCTGTCCTGTAATCGATTCATATTCAAAATATTTTTCTGCAAATATACAAAAATGCTCACTAATTGAGCAAAAATGAGACGAAAAATGCTCAATCAGAGAGCAATTTTCTTGTAAAATGCATAAGTCCGTCGCTATCACACATCTATAAAGATCTATCTTATGTAATTCCGCCGAATCGGGGCGGGCTGCTTCATTTTTCCGGAGTCCTTTCAAACCTCGCTGCAGCAACCGGTGCTATACCTTAATATGGAGCTATCGGTACAGGAACAGCAATACTTGGTTTCGGAAATCGTCCGCGAGACGGGAGCCAAATGCGACGGCGGGGGCAAGAACCTGCTTGTCCCGCGGTGCCCGTTCTGCGGCAAGACGGGCGGCAAGTTCGGCATCTACATAGGACCGCAGACCGCCCGCCGCACGCCTTTCATGGCGCACTGCTTCTCGTGCGGCGCTTCGACCCGCACCCTCGAACAGCTGCTCGCAGCCATCGGCCGCATGGACCTGATGGTTACTCCCACGGCCGACATCGACGCACCTTTGGAGAACCGACTTCTATTGTCCCCCGAAGCGGAGGAGCTCGACGACCGGTTGCTTCCCGCGTCGTTGCCGGACTTCTACAAGCGTACCTTCCGCCACCCGTACCTGCAAGAGAGGGGATTCCTTTTCGACGACTACGAGTATTTCCCGGTCGGTGTGACCGGCCGGCTCAACTCCCGCTTTGCGGACTATGTGATCTTCCCCGTTATCGACGGCGGGAAAGTCGTGGGATACGTCGCCCGCCACACTTGGTCTAAAGAGACTATCGACGCCTGCAACCGCAAGGCGAAACTTTCGGGGAATTATAAGATTCTGCGCTACCGCAACTCCACGGATAACGATTTCAGCAAGATGCTCTATAACAGCGATGCCATCCGTGAGAACGAGACCGATACGGTCATTCTTGCAGAAGGAATCTTCGACGTCGTCGCCCTGACGCGCAAGCTGGAACTTTACGACAATCCGCATATTGCCGCCGTGGCGACCTTCGGAAAGAAAATCTCCGACGTGCAGATTTTCAAACTGCAATCGAAAGGTGTCCGAACGGTCATCATCGGCTATGACGGGGATGCCGTGGAAGCCGTCAAGCGTACAGCGGAACGACTGAGACCCTATTTCGAGGTTTTCATCGCCGATATTGCCGACGCCCATAAGGACTGGGACGAGATGAGCGGACGGGAGATTTACGAAACGTTCGCCTATCGTCTGCTGACACCGATTGAATACAGACTCAGAAAAGTACAGGAACGATGACCGGAGAACTCGTGACGTGGCTCGATGCCCAAAACATAGACTATACGATTGTAGACAGGGAGGTCGTGAATATTCCCGATTTCGGGCGCCTCTTCGTGGCGGACCTGTCGGGTGTGGGCTCGATTTTCCGGGGCGAGGGCGACACACTAACCTTCAACCTGCTGGAAAGCCCGGAGGTGTTGATGGAGGAAGGTATTTTTCATGTCGCGTTCCCGTTCGGGCGGAACTGGTACTACTACGACTTGCGCGAAGCGTTCCGCTTCAACATCCTCAAATACATCGGTTGTCCGAAGCCGCCGAAGCACGATATCCCGTTCGTGAATCTGGGAATCCATACGCCTTACGAACTGCTGAACGCCTCCGGGTCCTTGGAGACATGGTGCCGCAAAGCCCAATGGCTCGGGCATACGGCCGCCGGCATCGCAGACCGCAACACGATGGCCGCTACGCTCAACATCCAGAAGGAGTGTTCCAAGGCTGGTTTGAAACACATCTTCGGCTATACGCTGACGATGCAGCATGAAGAGGAGCGGGTCGAGGTCAAGGTATACGCCCTGACCGATGAAGGGCTGCACAACCTGCTGCGCATCCAGCGTGCTGTTATGGTCGATTCCGAACGCCATGTGCTGGCGTATGGCCGGCTGCTGGCCTGCGCCGCCGGTTGCGTGCTGGTATTCGCCACCTGCTCGGTCTACTGGATGACCGCTCACCCCGGGCATCTGAAACGGATACGACAAGGTTTCGAGGCGGTCTACTACCAGGTGGACGGCAGCGAGTACAAGGCCGACCGTATCGACAGGGAACGGCTGCTCGCCCTGCAACATTATTTCGAGAAATGTTACGATGCCGCAACCGATTCCTTTACAGTCGAACCGATCCTTATCTCAGACTGCTACTATCCGGACCGGGACGATGCCGTCTCGAAGACCGTGCTGAACAAGATCGCTTCGGGGGCAGCACATGAGCAAAGCGACGACCAGTATTTCAAGAACGTGGACGAACACTACGATACGCTCCGCCCGCTCTTCTCCGCGAAGTGGGATTTCGACGCCCTGTTCAGCCGTATGTGCGGGCATACGGTAGAGATTGCGGAACGTGCCGAAGCCGTATTCGAGACCGGCAGGATGTTCATGCCCGAGTACCGCATGCGTCCCGAGGAGCGGCAAAGCTACGGCGACCGTCGCACGATGTTCCTGCGTCTGCTGGATGATGGGCTCGACGCCAAAGTCCCGGCACCGGAACACAGGCGTTATCGGGAACGGCTGGACGAGGAGGTCTATATCATCGAATCGACAGACAACGTGGACTATTTTCTCGTCCAGTGGGACATGGTGCGGGAGGCGCATCGGCGCGGCATAGCGACGGGTATCGGGCGCGGCTCGGCAGGCGGTTCGCTGGTCGCCTACCTGCTCGGCATAACCTCCATCGACCCGCTGAAATACGACCTGATATTCTCCCGCTTCCTCGTGCCGGAACGTTGCGGGCTCGTCTGGAAGGAGGAGCTGACGGTGCTGGCTCCGGACATAACGGTTCCGTGCGGAGAGCGGTATGTGGAGATAACGATGAACGATGCGACTTACCGTCTGTGCCGGGACGCCCGGCTGAGGATTGTCCGCAGTGGCAAGGAGCTGACGATATATGCCGATGAATTGATTCGTGGCGATGAGATCCTTTTCGACCGCCGAGATTTGCTGTGGAACTTAAAGGAGTGCGAAATCCATGAATCCGAACTACGAACACCGCCGTCCCTGTGACGGCTGCGACCTCTACCGGGGCGATGCCCTCGAAGTGCTTCCGCGGCTTGCCGCTCAGGGCCTGACGGCGGACATGATCTTTGCCGACCCGCCGTACGGCACCACGCACTGCCGCTGGGATGCCGTCATCGACATTCCGAAGATGTGGAAAGAGTTGAAAGGCGTCTCCCTGCCTCGGACACCGGTGCTGCTGTTCTGTCAGCAGCCCTTCACCAGCGTGCTGGGCTCGTCGAACCTGAAACGGCTGCGTTACTCGTGGGTATGGGAGAAGACACAGCCGACGGGATTCCTCAATGCCCGGCGCATGCCGATGAAGGCGCACGAGGACATTCTTGTCTTCTATGACCGGCTGCCCAAGTACAATCCGATGAAGACCGGCGGGCATAAACGGAAAGTCGTCATGGCCGTCCACCAGCTCAAATGCGAGCAGGGAGAGATATACCGCCGACATGACAACTACCGGGACTACGTCTCCACGGAGCGTTACCCGCGCAGCGTGCTGACATACAAGACCGACAAGCAGCTGTCGTGCCTGCATGCCGCGCAGAAGCCCGTCGCCCTGCTGGAATACCTGATCCGCACCTATACCGACGAAGGCGACACGGTGCTTGACTTCGCCATGGGGAGCGGAAGTACCGGCGTGGCATGCCGCAATACCGGACGGCGGTTTGTCGGCATCGAGATAGACGAAGCGATTTTTCAAACGGCATACAACAGGATAGCCAATGGATGACACTCCGGAAATCTGGGTGGACATTCGGAATTATGAAGGAAGATACCAGATCAGCAATAAGGGACGTGTCAAGAGCCTCGAACGGGAGGTCTCGCATGACGGCATCACCTGGACGCAGCCCGAACGCATCCTGTGCCCCTGGTGCGGCACGACATCGCTCTACGACCGCGTGAGGCTTTACAAGGGCGGTGTCGGGACGAAGTTCTCCGTACACCGGCTCGTGGCCGAGCACTTCCTGCCGGACTGGGACCCTGTACTGGAAATCAACCATATCGACGGCAACCGCTGCAACAACGCGGCGGACAACCTCGAAATGTGTACGCACCAACGCAACATGGAACATGCCATTGCGGGCGGGCTGAAAAACGACTACGGCGAGAAAAGCCGCAATGCCAAGCTGACCAACGCACAGGCGGAAGAGATACGGGTGATGTATCATGCCGGCGGGATTTCGCAGGAGACACTCGCCCGAAAGTACGGCGTCTGCCGACAGACGGTAAGCGCCATTATACGATATAAGAAATATTTTCGATGAAAGTGACGGATATCCATATCAGAAAGACCGCATCACCGATAACGGTGACGGATTGTTTTGTGAACAAAGGACTGGTATCGGGAGGACATGCATCGCTCCCCGATATCGATGTAGACTATGCCTCCGACCGCCGTCAGGAGATCAAGGAGTATCTCGAAGAGCGGTACAATACGGCCGGCCGCAGACGGGTCTTCTCCGCGGGAACCTTCACCACGATGCAGCTCAAGGCCGCCCTGAAGGATGTCGCCCGCGTGCATCGCGTGCCGCACGGCACGGTGAACTACATTACCGCGATGCTCGATGACGGAACGGACTGGACGGGGCTGTTCAGGCAGGCTGCCGTCAATAAGAAATTGAAGGACTTTATCCAGACCTATCCCGAGGTCATCGAAGAGGTGCGCCTCGTGCTCGGACAGCCCAAGGCGGCATCGATACACGCCTCGGCCATCATCGTCACGCCTGAAACTCGGAATGGGAAACCGGCGGAGTGTTTCGATTTCCTGCCCATACGCGAGATGGACGGCGTGCTTGTCTCGGAGTTCGACGGATATTCAGTCGATGAGATCGGATTGTTGAAGGAGGACGTGCTGGCGACGAAGGAACTTGCCAAACTCAATTCGATTATCGGGCTCGTAAATGAACACTACGGACAAAGCCTCTCCATCGAACGGATTACAGGTCGGGAACTGGAGGATGAAAAGACTTACCGGCTGCTCTCGGAAGGGAACACGCAGAATGTTTTCCAGTTCTCCTCACCGGGTATCACGCGCTTCATTCAGGACGTACGGCCGGACTGCATCGAGGACATGATCGCCATCAATGCCCTGTACCGCCCGGCAACGCTCGATATCGGAGCAACAGAAGACTACATCCGCTTCCATCGCGGCGAAGTAGCTCCGGTATACAACTATGGGTGCTACGAGGCGACAAACAACACCTTCGGCATCATGGTCTATCAGGAGCAGTTCATGTCCGTCGCCCATACGCTCGGAGGGTTCGACCTGGGCAAAACCGACCTCTTGCGCAAAGCCATCGGCAAAAAGAAAGCCGACCTGATGGCAACGCTCAAAGCAGATTTCATAGCAGGAGCTGTCCGCAATGGCTGCCCGGATTATGAGGCGGAAGAAATCTGGCACAAGATCGAGGTGGCGGGAAAGTATTCCTTCAACCGCTCCCATGCAGCGGCATACGCCCTGACGGCTTACTGCGGGGCGTGGCTCAAAGCCAACTACCCGTCGGCATTCTACACCGTGGCACTGCAATGGGCAGATGACAAGGAGATCCCCTCGCTGATGGCGGAGATGGAACGCTGCTCGGCGGCGAAGATCGTGCCGCCGGATATCAACCGTTCGGGAGTAGAATTCTTCACCGATTACGCCACTGACGAAATCTTCTGGTCCCTGACCCGCATCAGGCAGGTGGGAATAAAAACGGTGGAATATATCGTTTCGGAACGTACCCGCGGCAAGTTCGAGTGTATCGAGAACTTCATTCACCGCATCTTCCGCTACAAGCTCAAAAAATACTGTTACTGGGAGGACCCGGACAATCCGGACGAGGCGGTGAAAGTACCGGTCAATGCCCGCCATATCAAAAACATGATTCTGGCAGGCTGCTTCGACCGCATCGAGAATGTACGGGCGGTAACGGAACGCTATGCCGTACTGGAACGGGCGGCGAAAGAGTTGGGGTTCTCCCTTTCGGATAAGGACTTCCCTGCGGAAATGCGGGACAAGCACTACTTCTGGTCGCAGCAGCAGATCGCCGTGTCGGGCATCGGTTCCATCGACTACCGCCGTATCTTCGACAGCTCGGAAGCCCGTCAGACGGTCAGGGGGAAAGCATCCTACCTTTCGCTGGAGGAGGTCTCGCGCGACGAGAATGACGGGCGGCGTGCCGCCGTCTGCGCCACGGTCGTGGACGTGGCCGAGCACAGCTACAAGGACCGTGAAACGGGTCAGCGAAAACGCTTCGCCAAGCTGACACTCTCACAAAACAACCATCTCACGGAGTGTGTCTGCTGGAACGATTATTATATAGCGCACCGTACGGAGATACTCTCGCTCAAGGGCAAGGTCGTCATTCTCACGGCTATGATACGTTACAGCGACTACAACGGTTGCAATGCCTTGCAGATGACCAAAAATTCACTTCTATTCATTCAATAACAACGATATGGCACCGAAAACGGAACAGAAGATATATACGGGAATCGGTCTGGACTTCGAGACCGGAGGATTGGACTGCCGCGAATGCGCCTGCACGCAGGTGTCCCTGCAAGCGGTACGTTTCGACACGTGGCAGGTCATGGAACGCTACGAGGCGTATGTCGCGCCTTATTGCCGTCAGGACGCGGGTCTGCCCAAAAAGAAAGTACTGCGCACGCGGCACGAGCAGGCCCGGGAGGAATCCGTACCCATGAAGTACGAACAAACAGCCCTGGAATATTCGGGCATTACGATGGACCTGCTCCGCTCGCAGGGCGCGGACATCCGGAAAATTGCCGAAGAGGTCATCGCATTTGCCGCACGGAACACGCTCTGCGGCGGCAAACAATGCAGACCCGTGCTTATCGGGCAGAACATCGCTTTCGATGTCGGCTTCCTGCAGCAGATGATGAATTATGCAGGGCTGATGGCCGAGTTCGAGAAAACCTTCGCCGGAACGAAGGACTACTACGGCAACTTCCAGCCCCATTATATCGACACGCTGCACATTGGCCGTCTGGCATTCGCCGCGGATGCGGAGGTTTCCTCCTACAAGCTGGAACTGATCGCGGCACGTTTGGGGGTGGAACTGGACGATGCTCACGACGCGGCGGCCGACGTCACCGCGACGCTCGACATACTGGGCGTCTATACCTCACGCCTGCGAAACACGGAGGGGACTGCCGGAGATATGATACAGAAAAAGGAGAAGACACGTAAATACTTCAAGATATAACATGGAACAGGAAAAGCAACATACTGCGCAGCAGGTTCCCGAGACCATCACCTTCCGCACGGCCGACCGCATGACCTACGGAGCACTGGGCTATGACGGCAATGAGCTGATGGCCGTCATTTCGGGCTACGACCTCGAAATCAGGTTCAACATGCGCCTTATCAACTCGCTCGCCGATGCCGAAGCGTGCGCCGACGCGCTGGCGCAGGTTTTCTACGACACGCTCATCGAGCAGCTTATCAACGAGAAAAGGGATTTCGTAAAACCTCCCGTGGATAATCCGCCTACTCTTTAACAAAAGAGAAATATGTCGCAACAGACGAATCACATACAGGAAAACAAGGAGACGAAGCCGCTTACCGACGAGGAGATGCGATTCTGCGAGCTCTACGTGAACGGCGGGCTGGAATATGCCGGGCGTCCGAAGAAGTGCTATGTCGAGGTATTCGGAGACAAGGCGGCGAAGAACCCCAATTCCGCAGCCAACTACCTGATGAACAAACCGCATGTACTGGCGCATATCAAGGCGTTGCTCTCCTCCGAGCGGTTCGAGATGGAGACGATGGCGGTAAAACTGCAGGTCACCGAGACCCTGAAAGCCGTCATGGACGAGACCGCCACGACGGACTATACAGACCGTTTCGGCGTACCGCTCTCTCCCGCGCCGCTGCGGGCCGTGTCGGTCAATGCCGCCAAGGCACTGATGGAGATATTCCCCATCAGGCACAAGGAGGAGAACCGCCTGCGTATCGAGGGCAGTGACGGCAACGTGATTTTCAATGTGATCGTACCGCAAAACCCTTCCCGAGATGACGAGACGCAAACGCAGGATTGACCGCAAGGAAGTTGCCTGGTGGATCTATCTGGCGATCATGGTCGCCCTTGTCATCTACGGGTTCTGGAACAGCGCCGCGGCGGAAGCCCTGCTGCGGGCCGTCAGGGAAGCATTCACACTACTAATGGAATAAAACAGATATGGAACAGTTCAAACAGTTTGTAATAAAGCACTTCAAGATGATTACGGTCGTGCTCTCGTTCGTGCTGACGATGTACATCCAGCACCTGAACAACACCCGGCAGATTTCGGAGCTGGAACAGCGCTGCGGGAAAATAGAAGAGAGGATTCAGGACCAGTACGACCGCATCGACGCCATCAAGCTCGACAAGGCCGTGTTCGAGGCGACGATGACGCAGTTCAACTCCATCCAGAACGACCTGCACGAGATACGCGAGGACATACGCTCGCTGTTGGAACACAGTAACCACTACAACGGGAGGTAGACATGGTCAAGAATACGTACATTACAATCGCAGCCTCGGCGGAACTGTCAGAGATGAAACTCGAAGAACTGGTCGGCCGGCGCGGGTTGGTCGTGGAAGACCTGTCCGATGGCCGGAGCAGAAACCGGGGCGGACTGGTGCTGCTCGAAAAGGCGTATCTGGACGAATTTATATGGTTTATCCCCGAAAGTTCGGTGTCTTATGAATAAGATTCTTGTCAAATGTCTGTTGGTTGCCGTCGTGCTGCTCGGAGGTGCCGTATGGCTCCAGTATCGGTATACTGTCCGTTTGAAGTCCGAGCGTGACCGCTACCTGTCGAACACCACAGCTCTGCTCTCGGAGGTGAAGCGCATGCAGGTGGATTCGGCAACGATGGCCCTCGATGCGAAAACCCTGCAATTGACGCTCGACGAATATAAACGTTTCCGCGCGGAAGATGCCGCGACCATCAAACGACTCGGGATAAAGGTCAAGAACCTCGAAGCGGCGGCAAGACACGACATGGAGGTGACCGGTCCCATTGATGCCATAGTGCGGGATACCATCATCATACGGGATACCGCACCCATACTTCGGCAAAAAGTTGAAATGCTGACACCCCATATCGAGTTGTCGGGCATCATCGAGGACGAACGGCTGAAGGGCTCTATCCGGATTCCCGTAACGCTCAATCAGGCTGTATGGGTGGAATATAGAGGCTGGTGGTTTTGGAAACGGGTCAAGGCCCTACACCAGACCATATCCAGCGACAACCCGTATGTGGAGATAAAGTATTCGGAGTATATCAAAATAAAGTAGGCATTACTCTCGTAATGTGCGGATTGCCTGTCGCAGTCTCCAATGGAACCTGTGTTAAAAAATGTATCGAACGGTTATAAAATAACACTAAAAGTCATATATTTGCGATATTGTTTATATTTTAATCCATAATTCTATGAAGAAATACATTGCAGAAATGCTGGGAACGATGGTTCTCGTATTGATGGGTTGCGGCAGCGCGGTATTCGCCGGTAATGTCGCAGGTACGGTAGGTGCCGGTGTGGGGACATTAGGAGTGGCCCTTGCATTCGGTCTGTCAGTCGTGGCGATGGCATACGCCATCGGGGGCATATCGGGTTGCCATATCAATCCGGCCATCACGCTGGGCGTGTTCCTGAGCGGGCGCATGAATGGCAAGGATGCAGGGATGTACATATTGTTTCAGGTGATCGGGGCCGTTATCGGTTCTGCCATTCTCTGTCTGCTGGTATCGGCCGGTACACATGGAGGGCCGACAATGACGGGCGCGAACAGTTACGGTGAGGGCATGGCCTTGCAGGCGTTCATCGCAGAAGCGGTGTTCACGTTTATTTTCGTGCTGGTAGTGCTGGGGGCTACCGACCCGCAGAAAGGTGCCGGAAATCTCGCGGGACTGGCAATCGGCCTGACATTGGTTCTGGTTCATATCGTGTGCATACCTATCACGGGCACCTCGGTCAATCCTGCCCGCAGTATCGGTCCGGCCCTGTTTGAGGGCGGTGCGGCGCTCGGACAGTTGTGGCTCTTTATTGTGGCTCCGTTTGTAGGGGCAATATTGAGCGCCCTGACTTGGAAAGGTCTTGCTGCAAGCTGTAAAAAATAG